ATGGTGGTGGTGATGGTGGTGGTAGTGGTGGTGGTGGTGGTTATGGTGGTGGTGATAGTGGTGGTGATAGTGGTGGTGGTTATGGTGGTGGTGATGGTGGTGGTGGTGGTTAAAAAATATTATAAAAATGATTTATGAACAAAATTAGTAAAATTGCAAGTGAAATGGGAAGGCTCGGTGGTAGGGCTAGAATCAAAAAATTAACCAAAAAACAAATATCAGAGGCTTGTCGTAAGGCTTCTTATGCTCGCTGGGGAAAAAAATATAAAGAAAATATTTGTCCAAAATGTAAACAAATAATTAAATAAATAAATAAAAAATTATGTCAATATTTTATAAGAAAGAAAATCAAGAACCTAAATCCGTAAATATCATATTTACAATAGGCACTTTACTTTTAGTAATAATCGTATTATGGATGGCACTTCACCCACGTTATTTAGTATGGCAAAGAGAACTGAAGGGACGCGCTGAACTTGCAGAAGCTCAATGGTCAAAACAAGTACAGATTGAAAAAGCAAATGCAAACCTAGAATCGGAAAAACTAAATGCTTTAGCGGAAATTGAAAGGGCAAAAGGAGCGGCAGAAGCAATTAAAATTGAAGGCGGAACATTAACAGAAGAGTATATCCAATATTTGTGGGTTAGACAAAATACCTTTAATGACAAAACTACAATTTATATTCCAACTGAAGGAAACTTACCAATTTTAGAGGCTAATAGATTGGGTCAATAATAATTAAATAATTATGCACTTACAAAAACAAAAAACAAAAAAACAATTCTTAAAACGTCAACAAAAAATTAGAGAAATAGAAATATTTATTATCTTACAGTTGTTAGTGGTATTTATTTCTTGTTATGTTACTTGTATTTATTTAAGCAATCACGAAAAAGAAATACGGTCTACAACTTATCCACAAGATTTAATACAACCAATTATTAAGATTGAAAATTTACCAGACGAAAAAGCAGGATCGGAAGTTGATGAGATAGAAGATAAAGTTTTAGCGCCAGTGTCTATTCCTGAACTAATAGAACAAGAATGTATTAAAGCCGGACTTTCAAAATATGAAATTGATAAATTTCAAAAAATAGCCTATTGTGAAAGTAAATATAACCCCTATGCAAAAAACCCAAATTCGACAGCCTCGGGAATCTATCAGTTTTTACGAACCTCATGGCTTGCTTATGGTGAAGGAGATGTGTTTGATCCTCTACAAAATATTAAAGCGGCTATTCGTTATTATAAAGTAGCAGGATTTTCACCGTGGGAATGTAATAATTTAATTTAAATAAGAATATGAAAGAAGAAAATACACCAATAGATAATGTTTTTGAAACATTATCGGGTGATAGTTGGTATGAGCAATTCTTTAGCTTGCTTGATTTATATGACGACAATACTCCGATGACTTGGAATGGGATAAATAGAGATGTTCTAATGATGTTTTTGAAGAAAAAGGTTAGCGAAATTGCCCATAAGACGCACGACATTTGATGTTTTTGAAGAAAAAGGTTAGCGAAATTGCCCATAAGACGCACGACATTGCGTTAGAAAACTGGAATGATGAAGAATACAAGGCAAATTATATGTCAGAATTATTAACTTCACTTTTTAAGGATATAAAAACATTATGAACGAATTAGATTTAATTATAGACAAATTACCACTTGAAGTTGGTGGGCATAGATTGCAAATCTGGCGAGAGAAAGACAATACAAGCTGGGATGTCTGGGGTAACGAAGTAGAAAGTGATATAACTTTTTAGCAGGATTATTTATTATATCAAAAAATTAACCATCTAAAAAAGCATGAGAAAATTAAAAGCCAAGGAGCGACGCTATGTTATGTGGCAATATGCTACTCGTTTTTTCTCTGCTTTATTAGGTTGTTAATTTTCTTGCACCTTGAAAGGGTAAAAAATGAAACAGTTTATCAGTGATATTCTTTGGGGAATAATATACTGTCTCGCTTGTGAACTCAACGATAGATTTTTCGCTGAGGGAATAGCTGAGATTGAATATATCTTCGACGCAGAGTGTATGGCAAATTGCCATGACCAATGGGATCTCTTACTGGAGGATTTAAAGTGATGCACTTCAATTTTCTATGTCCAAAATGTGGAAGTTTGTGTGCGACTGTGTTGAGTGGTGAAAACATCCACATGGGTCATGATGTGATCTACGGTACATCTGTTACCCAGGTAGACTGCCAAATCTGTAAACACGCTTGTCGTCCATTTCAGTTTAAGGCTCAAATTACAGTGTGTATTGAGCCAACAGAAGCAAACATCAAGAAATTGAAAGGGTAAACGTGTTTGAGCTTTTGGTTTGTATTATTGTAGGGTTGTTTTGTTTTATTCTTGGGTTTTTTTTCGGGGTTATATACTCCACAATTCGGTACGAGCCAGAACAACTTTGCCAAGAAGAAAGGAGAGAGGAGTGAAAAGTAATTTGCAACTTTCTTGTCCTGAGTGTGGCCAAGCGCTTATGGTTTATATGGCGTTTGGAAACTTGAAACACACTAACCTTGGAAGATATGGCATCATCAAAGCGTTTGTTGATTGCCATTTTTGTCAAACTGTTGGTAAACCTTTTCGGTATGAGGTCGAGGTAAATCTCGAACTTACAAGCCTAGAAAAGAGGACGGAATGGGAAGCGTCACAGTTCAAGAGCTCCACGACACCCCCGTGCCTGTAGAACTCACAAACCACCCCTGTGTAGACTGTAAGTATTGTGATCGTTGCGACCTGTCTCACAAAAGACAGGTTTGCGAAGATTATCGTACTACCTACAACCGACATCAGATCGCCAGCAATTCGCGGTACTTGATGAAGAGGCGCTCTTTCAGCGCCATAAGGTAAAACAACAGGAGAGTCAAGAGATGAGACAACCTAAACCGTGCCGAGCAATCACGTTAAAAAGGCTCAATTTTTATTTAAACGATATTATCTATCTTTTTAACCTTAAAATTTCTCCTAGGTGGCAAATTTTAACGAATTTAGGTACTTAAAAAGGCCTGTAGTATTACCAACAAGCCTTTTAATAATGTTCCACGTGGAACAATGTTATTTTTGAATAACGCTTTTTGTTCCTGAATAAGCACCTGAAGCCATTAAGCCACCCATAATTCCACCGATAATACCATATAATAATGGAGTTGTAATGTCTAAAAGTGCATAAATTAAGCCAAACAATAAACCTATCCATAAGCTTGCCAATCCTGCATATTTTGGATTTAAACCTGCTTTTTTACTAACTTCTATTATTCCAGCAGATAAAGCCGCGATAATAAATGGGCTAAATAATAAATTGTCCATAGTAATTATTTATTTTTTCATTCTCATTTTTTTCTTCTTTTTCATCATCATTTCTTTATCAGACATCATCATACCGTTTGGCATTTTGTGAGATCCTGATTTACTTTTTTTAACAGTTTTTTTTATTACTTTTTTAACAGCTTTCTTTGCTGGTTTTTTAACAACTTTCTTTTTAGCTTTTTTCATATATTACACACCTCCTTTCTAAAAAATATATACATATTATTTAATATTTACCAACTATAGAATCTGGTTTTTTAGTTATTCTTATACAATTATTACCAAGAAATAGACTGATAAGAAAATCAACTTTTCTTTTTTTAGTAATTTCCTTCCAACCAGTTTTTACTTTTAGATATAGTTTATTTTTATATCGTCTTAACACAATATCATTTAAGCTAGCTTCTATAGTATCCATATTATTTTTTAAGATTTTTTATTTCTTTTTCTTGTTTGATATTTTCATCTTTTCTAATAGATACTCTATTATAAAGTTTTTTAATATCATTTTGAATTTTATTAATTTGCTGTTGTAAATTTGTTTTTAAATCAGCAATAATTTTTTTTAATTCTTCCATTTGTTCTTTTGTTAATTGATTATTATACTTATCTAAAAATGGTGGTCTTTTACCTTGTTGGACATCTTGAAGGCTTAAACCACCACGATATTGGAAGTGTGGTAAATCTATATATCCCCTATCACCATGTTCAATTCCAAACAGTTTAGCTATTTCACCTAAACGATTAAAGTTAGCATTATAGCCTCCAATTTCGGGATATATATCAATAGCAAGACCAAAATTATGAAATGATTGACCACCTTTAGCATTGGTTACTATTTTTCCTGGTTTTGTTCTTCCTTGTGCATAAATTTCATTTTGTTCTTGAATAGAACGATAACCATATAATATGCGCGGTTTAAATTCTTTTTCACTTGCTTCAAGAAAATCAATAACCATTGGCTTAAATGTTTCATAAATACCAGATATTAAATTTTCATTATTTTGTTTTCTTTGTATATCATCCATAAAATTATTTAATAATATTTAAAAATAAACTAGCAATAGTAACAATTATACCTCCCAGGGTGGAGGCGGCTAAATAACCACCAACAGCTTTAGCTTTTGATAATTGTAATTTACCAATATCTAGTTTATCGTTTTTTTGTATTTCTTTTATATTTCTAATTTCTTCAGAAATAGGATTGGTAATTGATGTAATTGTATCTTGTATATCTTTTTTCCATTCTAAAAAATCATTTTTAATTTGTATAAATTTTTCATTAGTGATTTCTTTATTAGCTTTAGTATCCATGTAATGTCTAACCTCTTTTTGCATGTTTTCCATGGTTGTATTTAATACAACTAACAAATCATGGTCTTCTTGTGAGCCCTTGAGTTTTTCTTGAATTTCTGGAAAGCCTAGAAAACATGTTTTATCTTCCATATTATTTACGTTTTTTATTCTTCTTGCGTTTTTTAGTTCTCTTTGAGGCACTAATAGCAATAGTAATAATTTGTTTTTTGCTTCTTAATTTACCGTCAGCACCTCTGGTTTTACCTTTTTTCTTATTATCTTTGACTAATTCAGAGATATTTTTACTGATGTTTTTTGTTAAGGGCATATTTATATTACTTATTATTAACTATTTTTACCATTTCTTCAAGTACCCCTTTAGTTAGGATACCTTTTTTTTCTAAATCAGCTAAATATTGTTTTTTTTCATCAGAGCTATTTATATCTTTAACTGTGCTTATAATATAGGAAGCCCTATCTTCTAAATTAGCATTTTTTAAAGACTGTTCTCTTGTTGTTAATCCTAAACTTTCTTCTTTAACCAATGATGTAAATTTATTAAAATTATCTTCATTTAATTCTCCAGACTTTAAAGAGTCTATTAAAATTTGTTTTTTTTCTTCTGATGTATCTGCATTTTTAAGGTTATCATAAATTTTTTGTGGAGTATCTTTTATTTGATATTTTTTTGTTTGTTCTGCTCCTTCTCCAAACCAATAATAATAAAGTTTACCAAAAACAGGAATATTTTTAATAGATTTCCATTGACTAAAATCTATTTTAGGATCAAAGTCTGTAAATTCATTTGAAATATCAGTATATAAATCATCAATAATATTGGTTGGAGGGATAATATAATCTTCTAAAATTGTTTTAGAAATACTTGATGTTTTAGAAAAACCAGTAAAAGTATATCTACTAAAACCAACAATTTTAAGTAAATTATTTAAAACATGATCTTTAAAAGATACTTTTTTACCTAAAAGAAAATCTTTTAATTCATCTACAGCAACACCGGAAACCAATAATCCGGTAGATATTCTAAGTAAATTTTTAAAACCTTTGATAGGATTGGTTTTGGCAACATTCCACACCTCATTTCTTAACACATCTAATTGTTTTAATTGATATGATCTCATCATATAAGCAATTCTCATATTTGGATGAGTTAAATAATACTCTGGCATTTCTAATTTAGTAACTGGTTGTTTTTTATATATCTCATTTGCCAAAACAAATTTAGTATCATAAGTATCGTATCCAATTTTTAGATCATTTATTACTTGTTTTACTGTTTTTTCATCATTTCCAAAAGTATCCATTAACCTTATAACTAAATCATCAGAATCTTTAAGTGCTTGTTTTTGTATTTTATTTCTTATAGCATTTATTAAAGTTTCTTTTCCAAGTCTATCAGCAAAATCAAATCCTGTTTTAAAAGTAGCCCTAACCATTTTTGCTAATATTCCTTTATCATTAAATTCTTCCGCTAATGATTTTGCTATTCCAATATCTTCTAGTTTTATTTTATTTTGACGAAATATAGTTTTAAAAAATTCAGGCAATGTTGACACTGGAGCTTCTGCCGTTGTCATTCCAAGGTCTTGTAAATTACTTAAAGCATTGATTGGATTTCCCAAAATAGACGAATAAGTAATATTTTTAAAAACACTAAATATTCCTAATTCATTTTTATAATTTTCAAATCTAGCAGTTAAAAGTTTTTTTAATAAAACATCATCACCTAATTTTAATTTTCCTTTAATTAAAAGATCGTCTACATAACTACCAATAGTTTGATCTATATTTAATAATCCATCTATTTGTATTTTATGTTTACCAAATAATTTTCTTGTTTCTATTTGATCAGTCATCATTTCAATATACCCAGGCAATGCTTTCATTGGATCATCATAAAATTTAGCCAACTCATTATCAATAATATCAATCTTACGAGCTTTGGCCGCTCCTGGTAATGATAAACTAATACCACCACCACCCTGGTATCCTCTCATCATTTTGTTTATAATATTAGCCCTTTCTTCTATCTTTGGATCTCTGCCCCATTTTATTTTAAATTGTTGAAATGCTTGTTCAATGATTGGTCTTTCTTCTGTACCATAAAAATATTTTACAAGTCCTTTTGGATCTTTAATTCTACGCGTCCAATATTCAGGATTATGTCCCATTTCCATTCCAACATCATTACCTTCTTTAAAAAGATTATCTAAAACAGAACGAGTATTTTTTCCTTCTTTTATTAAATTATATTTAGAAAATATTTCTTGTACTTTATTAACATCTCCATTTAATTGAGCTAATTTTAAAACCGCTCTGTCTTGTTTATTTATTTTTTTTGCTTTTTTTAATAAAGGTTCAACAATCTTACTACGTTCAATGATTTTAGTTCCAGTATCAAATTCTCTACGCCTGAATCTTGATGCTAATTCTGGTGAAATGTTTTTTATTCTAGTAGATAATATACCAATTTTTTCATCAATTTGTTGTACTGTTTTATGACCTGTTGATTTTAATTTTTCAACATCAGGAATAATAATACTTTTTTCAGGAATTGCTTGTTCATATATTTTTGGATCAACAATAATTTTAGCATCTTTATCTACTAATTTATAACCAGCTTTAACTTTAAAAATAGAACGTTGTTTTAATTTAACCAACATTTCATCTAATTGTTTTGGTGTAGCCTTTTGCCAATTAGTAATGCCAACTTCTTTTTTAATTTCATTAGCCACACTTTGATTAAGCTCATATTGATTTTTAATAAAAGCTATTTTTTCTTTTTTATTTCCAGCTAATTTAAGTAAACGATTAACCTCATTAAAATCTTTAATAGTATTACTAATCCTATCACTAGCCACATCCAGTTTTTTTGGTATTGTAGTATTTTTAATTAAAGAAATAAACTGCCCTCTTTCAGAAGTTGGGAGATTATCCTTTATATATCTTATTAAATCTGTTTGGATATTTTTAATATTATCTTTAGCTTCTTTAGCTCCTATCCTTGATCCTCTGGCAAGTGTTCTTATTCTATCTTTTAATAAAGTCATTTCATTTTTTTGCAAAGTAACTTTATTAGGAGCAGGGGTTATCCCCATTTCAATTTCTTTAGAAGTAGCGCCTTTCCTAGGTTTTACTACTTTATCTGCACTATTCCACTCTGCTTTTAGTTGGGAGCGGGTTTTTACGACCGCTGGATCAAAAATAGTAATATTTCTATTACCTCCAGCGGTGGTTGTCTCAATGCCATCATATCCTTTTTCAATTAACTCATCATTTCTAAGCGTATAAGCCTGTTTTTCAGTAGCTTTATATAATTTTATGTCTTTAGGAATATATGTTTCTAAAACTTTACCACCTTTTTCTGGTAGACCAGAATACGCACCGGCTAGCTTTTTATTTTCTGTTAGGTAAACACCTCTACCATACGCATTTACTAGATTTTCGGCATTTCCAAGTTTAAAACCATTTTGTTCAATTTTTGAAGCATTTGGACTCCCGTGATAAGTAGGCCTGCCCTGCCCTTTCATCCACTCATCAAAAGACTGACCAGAAGCTTTGGCTTCACTAGCTGTCATTTCTGATATTGGTTTTGTTGTTTCATCAACTTTAAATAATTCAGGATACTCTTTTACTAAACGTTCGGTTGCTTGCTTTTGATAGACATCATCTAAAGAATAAAGTTTATGTGAGTCAATATGATTTTTAATATCATTTTTTATTTTAATATCTTTAATCCCTGTATTTAATTTATTTTCTAATTCAGACCAATTTTTAATTGGCTGATCTATATTATCAATATTTTTTAAAGCTACTTTCGCATCTTTGCTTTCTCTAATTAAAATTTGTTTTTTTAATTCATTAACAGTATCTTTGGTAATAATAGGATTGACATTATCTGGTATTTCTTTAATTAAATTTCTAGTAGAAATAGCAATCGAAGTTTCTTTAATTGTTTTTTCTACTTCTTCAACAGTTCTAACATTTTTTAATGTTTCTGATAAAATTTTAATATCTCCTTTATCAGCTTTTATTATTTTTGGCAATAATTTAGCTATTCTTTTTACATCTGTGGAAAATGCTATTTCTTTGATAATATTTTTTTCTCCACCAATCATTGGTACTACATCAAGACCAGCAAATATTAACCCTGTAGGCATACCAAATTTTTGTGCTATTTCATCAGATACACCAAAACTTTTTAATGTTTCTGTTCCAGATGTTCTAATGTCTTTAATTGGTTCTTTTCCTAAAATTGCCTGTCCTACTATACCAAATTCAGACGTTTCTAATTGTGTTGTCTGTCCTGGTTCTGCTGGTAAACCCAAAGAAGCGGCTGATCTCGGTATTGCTCTTAACATTCCAATAATAAAACCAGGAGCACCTTTTATTCCTGTGGTTATAAAAGATTTTTCTGTTTCTGGTAATTCTCTTAATACATCTCTTACTCTTACATTTTCTGTAGGAGTAAAAAAATCTTTTAATTTATTTTGAAAAGCATTTTGTAAACTAATACCAGTTTTTTGTTTAAAAAGTTTTTGAGTAGACTCTAATGGTTTACCTAAAACATATTGTATTGGTTTTGTTGTTTTATTTAAAATGTTTTGAAAAAATTTAGACTCTTCTGATTGTTGTGGGGCTTGTGCTAATTGTGTTGGTTTAGGTGTTGATATTTTTAAAGTAGACGGTTGATATGTTCTATATTGAGCATTTAATAAATCTTTTCTTTCTGGTTCTAAAACAGTTCTTGGTACTTTATTTAAAGTATTTAAAATAGTACCAAAAAAACCAGTTTGTTTTGTTGGAATTGGTAATTTTGGCTTTGGTTCTATATATAAATTATTACGTAAAGATGCCCAATCTATATTAGAAGGATCACTGGTGTTGCCACTTAAATTATTCTTTAATCCTGTCCAATCCATAAAAATATTTTATTATGATAAAGGCTCAGTAATTCCTAAAGTATTCATTAAACTATTTATATCTGATGAAGGTTCTGTTTTTCCTAAATTTTTTCTTTGAGCTTCTTGTGCCTCATAAGCTCCTGGCTTAGACCACTTTTCTTTATTTAATTGTTGATCTATTAAATAATTTCTATCTTCTATTTCTTGTGGTGTATTTGCTGGATGTCTTAATGCTATATAATTAAATGCTTGCCCCCAATCTACTAATCCAGATTCTAAGTTTTTTTGCATATTGTAAATATCAGTAAAAAATGCTTTTGTATCAACATCAGATCCAGAAGTAGAAGATCCACCACCACCACCTCCACCTTTAGCGGCCATTTGTACATTAAATTGTCTTTGTTGTTCTAAAAAGTCTCTTTCATTTTGTTTATAAGTAACTTCTAAATTAGCCGCTTCTAATTGAGAATTTAACATATCTTTAATTCCTGTAACTAAATCAGTGGCACTCTGTTGTGTTTCTTGTTGCTTTAATTGATAATAGCTACGTTCAGAGTCAAGTTGTGCCATATCGTTACGCATTAACTGTAAAGCCTGATCTATAGGTATTCCTTTATAATCGGCAATAGATATTTTACCCATTCTTTTTTGAACACCAGCTATTTTACGAACATAAGGCGCGGCTTGAGATTTTGCTTGTAAGCTTTCTTTAAGAAGTTGTTGTACAGCAAAACCCTGTTGGCTTAATTCTTTAACGGTATCTTCAGCAGATTGATTTTGGCTTACTTGTAAAGCTGTTGTTGCTATTCCTTCAGTTGGTTTTTTAACTTCTTGATTAGCTTTAGCACCAGAAACATTAGGGTTTAATTCTTCTTGTTTATTAGTTGCAATACCACCACCAATATTAACTGGAACATTGTTTTTTTTATAACTCTTGTTTTTATTCATATGTTTATAATAAACCTTTAGCTTGTAAATAATTTTTAGTTCCTTGTTGTACTATTGCTTTTTTGTTAATTTTCTTAGTTTCTCCAGCTGTTTTATATGCTCTTTGTTTTGCAACATTTTCTGTACCAATTATTCCACCAACAGGTTTATACGTTCCCAGTTGTCCTCTAAATCTATTTATCAAAGCAGATGTTCCATACTTAGCTTCATATGCGGCAAAGTTATCATTTTTTTGTGTATCATAAGCAGTATTATAACTTCCTTTAACACCTCCATATTGGTATGAGGTTAAATCAGCGTCTCCTACTCCGGTATATTCTGGCAAAATACCAGATACTTTTTCAGTACCTAAAACGCCCTCTGCTCCTTGAATAGCTTCTTTTTGTTGGCCACTATATTGATTAAGAAGATCTTGCAAATCAAAAGAGGTTGATAATTGCAAATCGCGCTTACTTTGGTCTGCTAAAGTTTCTGCGTCTTCTCTTATTCTTTGTGCTTCTTGTTGAGCTGTTGTAGTTAAATCATTATAATTATCCGTGGTTGTAGTCTCCTCTCTCATTCTAATACCGCTAATAGCAAGACCACGCTGTGCCATATTATCTTGAACACCGCGTAAATCAGTTTGATATTGTCTTTGATATTGTCTTAATTTTATTATTTCATCTTCGTTTGCCCTACTTATATCTGTATTTAATTTTTTATCAATATCAGCTAATTGATTTTGTAAATAAGTATTTTTAAAATCAGCCGCTTCTTGATATTGTTTAGTAGCTTCAGCTAAAGCATCTTTTAAATTTCTAATAGCAATAATATCATCGTCTGTTTTCTGAGGATTACTTTCGGCTTCTTCTAATGATCTTTGTAAAAACGCTGTATCATTTCTTAAAGTTTGTTCTGCGTCTTGGTCAAATTGTTGAGTAGTATAATTATATTCATCTTGTACCGCCTGTTTAGCTTCTTGACTAATTAAATTTAATCTTTTAGGACTTAATTTAAAATTTTGTAATTGTTCCGGAGTAAAAGAGTCTACTGCTGTTCTAATAAGCTGTTGATTAGCAGGGGAAAGCATTTTAAAGCCATCGCTATTATATATTTTATCTAATAATGTTTGTTCATCTGGCGCTTCATAAACTTTTTTATCTAAAACATTAGAAATTTTTTCTGATCGTTTTTCTACTTTATCAATCTTTTTTTGAATATTTTTCTTTTCTTTTGGTGTATCTGCTTCTTTCTTTTGTTCTTTAAGGTTTTGTATTTTAGTATCTTTTCCAGCTTTACGGGTAACTAAATCTTTCTTGCTTAAATCTTTAAGTTTTTTCTTTGGTTTATCTTTATCTTTTTTCTTTGCCATATATTTAATTAAGCGTTATTAGTGCTGGAAAGTAATACCCATTTAGCATTTAGTTTATCCCATTGTAACATAACTCTATCATATTTACTGTCTAAACTTATATCCGCTCCACAAACAATGTTGCCTGTACCATTTTTAATAACTATTGTGTGAGTATCGTTATAAGCTCTTAAAATAAGAATATCATTTCCTTGTGCTAAAGCGTGAGGGTTTATTGTATCAAGATTATCAGTAGCCCCACCCGCTTCAGTTTCTATTGACATATCAGAAGACATAAAGTTTACTACCCCACCACTTATAATTTGATATATTAAATTAGTACGAATACAATTATGGATAGCTCTATCTCCTGTTAATCCAATAAGATTTTTTCCTTGTGTATGTAGTCCAGTATTTTGATCGAATAAAACACCAGAAGCATTAAGTTTATCTCTTTTCTGTAAAGTATTATTTATTTCTTGCGTTGTTTGTAACTTAAAAGATTGGCTAAGTTTAGCTAATTCTTGTTTAACATATCTTTGTATTTCGAGTTTAAATTGTTGTTCGTTAAATTTTTGCATATTATGTTTCGTAATCTTCTATATCAATATCATAAAATTCAAACCCTTCGAATATAAATTGTTGACTATTATTTATAGTTGAAATATAACTAGCTCCTTTATTGCCTAATGTTTCACCGTAAATTTTAAATTCAAAAAAATATCCACTTTTTCCAGGATTAAATTTAGTTATTCTTCCTGTTAATTTTCCTAGCTCTTCCCATTTTTTACCATCTATTCTCATTCCTAAAGTCATATTACTATATGCACCATTAGCAAAAACATTAAAACTATTTATTGTTTTAATACGAGAACGTGATCCAAATTCTTCTTCTCTTGTTTGTATATAAATTGAAATTGGTATGTATTGATAAGTATTAGTACCTATTGTTTTTGCAATTTTATCCTCTGTATCAGATGAATATAACTGTTTATCACTTGGATTATTCCAATACCAAGGAGAGATAGAATATGAAGTAGTTGATGATAATTTAACTGTATTAGTACCGGCTAAAACAGTTATTTTATTTGCAGGACTTGTAATAAAAATTTTTGTTGAAAAATATATTCTATTAGATAATTGATTTGAAATTACTGGAGAATTTATAGATAATTCATTCCATGTGTTTGTAGAAATATTATATTTTAAAATTATATTAGGAAATATATTTTTTATTTTACTAAACAATATTATTTGATTTATACCTTTTGAATAAATTTCTTTTCTTTCTCTACCATTTATCCAAATAAAATAATTATCATCATCAGACCATGCTCCATAATAATTACCAACTCCTCTATTTTGAGTAGACGACGGAATCTGAAGAGAGCTGTCATCTTCTGGAGAATTTAACCAACCATTCATAGGAGTTGAAATTTTTTGTACAATTCCACCAGAATACATATATATCGAAAAATTTACATCTTCTAAATATGCAAAAAATACTTTATCATTTATTACTTGTACATTTTCTTGATTTATTGTTCCAACAGAAGCAATAAGAGATAATGTTGATCCGTCCCAAACATATAGGCTTTTTCTTTTCCAAATCAATAAAACATTACCAGCTTTTTTCATTGCTACAATCTCATCACCATCATTACTTTCGACATCAAACCAATCATTAGTAGTATTCCAGGTTATAATATTTGTAGTAATGTCAGGAACAGAAGAAAAATAAACCCTGGAAGTATAAGTAATGTTTTGAGAAACATATAATTTTCCTTGAAATTCCTCAATTGAATGACCAGTAGGAGAGCCGGTAAGATTAGTTGCTCCCCAATTATTAGCAACATTTCCGTCCCAAGATTTTATGTAAGTACCATCACAAGCAAATGTATACCCTATAAATTGTGCAAATCTTATTTTATGCCCAACCTGACTTCCCCAATCAAAAGGAGCTGGGCCAATATTAACAAAAGCACTTGCATAATCAGCAGAATAATATATAAAAGTTTTTGGTGGAGTAGTAGAAGAATTCGTTATTCCAATTAAAATTTGATTATCTTTTGAAGAAAATAAACCAACAACACTACAATTTGATAGATTTAAAGACATATCTTCATCTACATTTCTTACTGCTGTTACCCCTGTTCTACTAATAAGACTACCGAAAGGAGCTTTCTGAGGATCGGAATACATATTAAGAGCAAACCTTAAAGTATTGGCCGGCATAAAAGCATTGCTGACGCTATTATTTACGCCGCCACTATAATCCCTTAAAATTACAGGCTCAAGTTTTTGCATATTTAGTTATTTGGATAATTATATCTACTCCCAACATAAGTCCATCCGCGAGGTTTTAAATATTGTTTTTGTCCAGTAGAATTTTTAAATTTCATATCTTTTAAATCTTCTCTTAACATTGCGTCATATTGTGCGGCTTTAGTATCATTATTTGTCTTTAAAGATATGGCTTTTCTTAACCAGTTTATTACTAAATTAGGATTTTCAATACGCACATAATCATCTTCGCTATTGACTTGTTGTACATTCAAATAATAATCAGCTGTAATAGCGCGTTGATAAATAGTATCGTTGGGCACAATATTAAAAATAATTTTACCGTCATAAACGGTATAATAATTTGGTGTACCATAAGACGCTCCTTGTAATACCATTGTGTCTATAGCCGCGGTTGCCGTAACCTCAGTAGCACAGCTTGGACAAGTTAAAACATTAGTAGTGCGATTATTGGCTGTATAAGTAATAGTCATTTTTACACCAGCAACCCAAACATCAAATGTTCCACTATCTGCAAAATTAGACGTATCATCAAAAGTTGCTGTTGTTGATGCAGAAGTTAAAGCAACCGCTAAAAAGGAAGTGTGCACATCAACAAAATATTGATCCATTTCTCGCTTATCAAGGTAAGTTAAATTATAACCATCTTCAATTTTTAAATTCCAAATAGCTTGTTTATTATCTCTAGTAGCAATATTGGTAGGTAAAATATATTCATTTTTTCCAGAGGTAATTTCAGATAATACAGTATTAAAAGATTGATTATGAGACCAATACAATCTTTTATTGTCTACCCAGCGTAAACATTGATTGATTTCATCAAAACAAAATTCAGTATTTATTTGAGCTAATATATCATTGCTTATTTTTTTATTCGTTATTGAAATAGCTTTGCGAATTATAGCCGCCACTGATTTTTCTTCATATCCAGTAGGTAATAAAATATTTTGATAATCTGAATATGCAGGAGTGCCATCACTATGCTTATAACGCCAACGATAAGCACGACCGGAAATAGTATCATTATAAAAAGTCTCATCTTGTGTCGGTGTTATATCAATGGTGGCAAGCGTTGTCCAAGTAGCCGCAGTCATAGCGTCAGATAAAGTGGCATATAAATTAGACTCCCATAATGTTACTAAATTTGTTGAATAACTTATTTCAATCTGATTATAAGGAATTTGAAATACAACATCACCAGCACTATGTAAAAAAGAAGTAGCCGCAGTTGCTAAAGTAGTAGTTGTAATTGCTCCACCTAATTTAATTTCTGCTGTTGCTGAACCATATCCACCAATTAACAAATATTTACTAGCGGTAAAACCCCCTGTATTTCCAACAGTTAAACTTGTTGTTGCCGCATCAACAATAGTCGTTAAAGATGTACTTGGTTGATGTCTTATGTCAGGATGTCGTATATTAAATATCATATTTATACAGTTAATCTATTAGTGGCTAAAGTTCTTATTCCAGCTGTTGTTCTATTTTTTGAAAAAGTAGCAGAGCTCCAATTAGCTGTATTGATAATACTAGCAGTAGTAGCATTTACAGAAGTATCAGCAACGGAATTTCCAGTACCTTCACTAAATAATAATTCTTGTCTTAATCCTGTTTTGTCAAAACTATTATTAAAATAATAATTAGACCACTCTTGTTCTGTAAATACTCTATTAGTAAACATTCTATATTCCGTGGCCAATCCTTGAAAGTTAGCAGACAATCCTTTGTTTTCCAATAACCATATTTCACCGTCAGCTGGTTCAATCGTCATTCCAGTAACCGCTATATCGTGTGTAAAACTATTATTTCCACCAACATAAAAGTCCATAGTTTTAACAATTGGATCAACTGATACTCCAAAAAAATACCATTGATTATTATTTAATACTCTTGTACCTAAAACAGCTGTTCCACCAAGTACAGTGGTTAATTTCCATGCTGTACCAGTAAAATATAACCAAGCCCTGCCTAAACCAGTACCGTTAGTTTGACTGATTATTGTTGGTAATCCACTTATTAAATTAGGTCTAGCCCAAATACCAAAAGAAAATGGAGTAGTGGATACAGCAAAACTAACACCAGACTTAATATATTGCGTAGTCGCTTTGCTTTCTACTGAATATAATTGATTGCGTACAGCCAATCTATTTGTTACAGCTGTTCTTGGCATAAAAATGTTTTAGTTTTTAAACTCCAGTTACCACTGTAATATTGTCAGCACCAGCCGTTACAACAGTACAGCCAGTAGTAAATTCATAATTTAATTCGTATGATCCAACTGGTAAAGTAGCTGGCAATACATCTAAAGTTGTACCGGAACCAAGTAAACTATTATAAATTGTTACGGTATTTCCTAGCGTTGCTTTAATTAAAATACGTTTTAAATTACCAGCACCACTCTTACAAAGCGTTGTAGTTGCGGTTGTAATTCTGGTAGCTGTTCCTTTATAGGTCGTATCTTGCGTATTACGAGCTAAATCTTCACCACCGTCTAATGTAGCTTTAGAAACAGTTTGTGCTTTTTTCTTGTATGCCACAGACGTTAAACTAGAAGCAGTAGTTGTTTTCTTTCCATAAATAGTACCAGAACCATAATCAACACAATACTCGCCATTATTCATTACGGCAGTTACATCAGCTAATTTACTTGCCCATGTTTTATCTTTACTGTCTTTAAATTGAGAATAAGGAAAATCTATTTCTGTGGTAAAGCATGTTCCGGTAAACGATAATGAGGTATCACGATTAGTCGCGATATATCCACCACTTGCGTCAAGAATATTGCTACTAGCTAATTGTCCAACTACTACCGTACCTGCCGCTTGTCCGGCATCAGCTGTACGAACACCAGAATTGCTATAATAAAGCTGTACTGTTTCACCGGTAATGCTAACTACAACAGAGGAAGAATCACTTTCACTCATTGGCATTGGCTGTTGTTTTGAAATGTAATTTTGATCTTGTAATAAACCCATATATTTTAACTTAACTTATTTAGTTAAGCTCCTTATAAGTGAGGACGTATTACTACGACCCCACCTCACTTTAAGAAGCCTATTTTTTATCTTCTTTCTTTTCCGCTTTAGCTTTTTCAGCCTGTTCTTTTGCTTCTTCCTCTTTCAATTCTTTTAAATTGAGAGGGTTACGCAAAATGTTCAGAACGCCTACTAAAGCCTGCGCGGCTTGTTCACCTCTAATTTGTTGAGTATTGACTGCGTTCATGACATAAGTCACAACTTCAGCGGGTAACTCATACTTGTAAGGTAATTTCATAGTCTTATTGTTTATTCCCCGCCCTAGCAAATCTAAGGCGGGGACTTAATTAGTTACTAAGCAGCAGCTACAGTAGCACCTGGTTGTACACGTTGGAACACGATATCTAAAACTATTGTTCCAGCTCCTGTACAATCAATGCCGGTTGAATAAGCAGTCAGTTTTTTACCAACTTCCAATATATTTCCTGTAACACTAGCGACAGAACCAGTTGCCAAGGATTCGGTTGCCGAAGCACCTAAATTGAGAACGGTTTCTGAGAAGATCAAGGGATTTCCAACCACATTGTTGTGTCGAATTTCAAAGTTTGTTCCTGCCACAAGCCCTGTGCCATCCGTATTAATGTGGATGTCTTTTATCAACAAATCTCCATCAGAAGAAACTCCTGTTATATCAACACCACCAGTTACAATTTGAGATGAAGCAAATGATTTTTTAACAACAAATTCGGTTCCCGAACCAGTACGAGCAATATCAAGTACTGCTAAATAATTCATCGCATTCACTAATGTAGTCGCAATCGGAATATTAGCCACATCACCCAAAACTGCCCCAATCGTTGGAGTTCCACCAGTATTCGTAATTGTTCCAACCTGATCGGTTTCAGCTTTTATCTGTTTAGCCAAAGAAACCAATGATGTCCCTGCCGTTGTATCTGATTTTTTACCAACAACATCTCGAACTTGAGCATCAGTTGCCGCATCTTGAGTTGGGACATCCATAAAGCCATCAATGACTCCAATTTTAGTATCCAAAGCGCTTAATCCGTACGTCGCATGATCCAGTCGATCAGTAACTAAACACGTGTACAATGGTTTTGCGGCAACGTCAGGAACACCTAATGCGGCTTTGAGTGTCTGCAAATTAGTGTCACCAACAAAATCTCCAATATTTCCATAGATAGTTTTATTCGCCGCATCTGGATTTCCGAGCATTGATTCTAATGTTTGAAGATTCGTTCTGGCAGATGGGTTTCCTAAGTCAATTGCGATTGCATCAATGTCTGCCGCAAGAGAAACCGCAGGAACTCCTAAACGAGTTACTAAACTTACATTAGCAAAATCACCAAGCATTGCACCCAATTCAGCTGTACCAGCGGTGTTTACTAACGTTCCCAATTGATCTAAATCAAGCTGAGCGTTAATTAAGCGAGTTGCTACAGAAACATTAAGTACATCACCTAATACTCCACCAAGCGTGGCGGTTCCACCTGTATTAGCAATCGTACCTAATTGCGTTTCTTGAATATAACGTACTACTTCTGCTACAGATACATCGTTACCAGCAGGAGCGGCGGCAGGATAAGTTGGTAAACCAGCGGCGCCACCTAAACCAGCATAAATAGTTGCTCCGGCAGTGTCAGGACAACCTAACATTGCTTCAATTGATTGAAGATTTGTACGAGCAGACGGATTACCTAAGTCTGTTTGAATAGCTGCAACAGCTGTACCTAAACCAGAGCCGATAGAGCTTTGGATATATTCTTCACGTTCAATTACAGAACCGTCGGCATTTGCCACTACGTTAGTAGAAGGAAAGCCATTGTCCGCATCATCAGCACCAATAATATTAGTTACTGAATCAGTAGCTCCTACATGTTCTTGAATTGTTTGTAAACGCTCTAATAAAGAACCAACCGGATTTGATACCACATTTGTAGAATCAAAAGCATTATCAGCGTTGTTAGCTCCAATTGCTGGATCATGTGCGTAATCTGATACATCACCAATCTGAATTGATTGATATTCTCCATCCGCATTCACACCATCACTATCAATCCAGTTCATCTGATTCACGGCAGATACAAATAATACACCAGAAGCTACGCGAGCATGAATATTTTTAGCTACACCAGTAGAAGCAGCAGATAATTTTACAGCGAGGCTTGGTCCGACATTGGTATTGTTTAAGATTCCACCCAACATACGCACTCTTGCCCACGCAACATTATTATAAACAGGAGCATCAGAGAAATCACCAACAACATCAAGATAACCAATCACCGGATCAGCGACAGCACCAATCTTAATAAACGATTCTTTTTGTGTACCACTCTCATTGCTCTTATAGAATTTCGCACCACCAATATAAATACGGTCAGCAGCCGAAGAAGCCACTAAACAATTTGTCGTATTCATATCTGTTGAATCGTACCAATCAAAATGATCTATTTTAAAATCAGAAGCCGTAACACTAATTGGCCCTGTTAAAGCATCAATCGAAGCTGTAAACCGTGGATTACCAAGAAAAGTAACACCATTAGCGGTTACAGTCATACTTGCTCCAACTACTGTACTAAAATCTATTGTAGCTTTACTTTCGCCCTCTCCCATGAAATACACAGTAATACTAGCAGTATCCAAGGCTAGGCCGGCCGCAGCAGTTATGCTCTCAACGTGTCCAGGTAACACTACTATAACATCACCTTTACTAGCTCGACATTTACCAACAGCAGCATCAATGCTGGTTACTACCGGTTGATTTATTTCACGACCAATACTTGTGCCACTTCCAGAATTATGGACATAAATATATTTGCCCGTTGTAAATGGAAGTACGCCAGTTCCAACAGGACCACTAAATTGGGAGTCTCCTACTTCTTCAAAATTTGTACTCATATTTTTATATTATTATTTAATCTTTGGAGGACGACCAGGTTTTTTTTTAACCTGTTCTTCCTCTTTCTCTTCTTCTTTCTTTAAAGAATTTTTATAATCTATAACTTCTTGAGGCACAATATATTCCATACCATCAAGATCGCGATAAATTAAAACATTTTTTTCTTCAAAAACACCTTGTCCCTCTTTCATTTTTCCAATGAGATAGTTCTTTAGAACCTTTGGATTGCCTAAATCAACCATATTATTTTATTTAATTATTTTTTTTAGTTAATAATTCTTTTAATCCATAATTAGATTTCTTGTGGAAATTACGCATTTCTCTATAACTATCCATATCCAGTTCTTCTACCCACTCACGTTGAGAGACTTCATCCATCTTATCAAACATCTCAGGGGTAACCTCATGTTGTTTTAAACCATCTCTTTCTCCTTTACTTAAATGAGCAGAGTCTAGCTTTCCAAATTTTGAAGGCTTGATTATAAAGTCCATAAAGTTACCCGTTAAGATTATTTATTAAGCTACCAAAGTACCATCACCTTTAGTTCCAACAATAAAGTTAGAAGCTAAAAGACCAATAGTATAATAAGCGTTAGCGACATATTGCCACACACCACTTTCAGCGACAGCAAAAGGAGCGTTCATCGTAGGATCTTTAGAGAAGCGCATGGTAAATCCATTAGCGTCTTTATCTCTAAGTTTAGCCACAAAACAATATCTTGCTCTGGAAGTTGCACCAGTGGCATTACGTTGTTCAGTTTGTGGGTTCATATCAAGATAAGGAACCACTAAATGTTGGTACATACTTTGTAATTGATTGTTTGAATTATTTACAGAAGTTGTAGAAGCACCAGGGGTTAATACAGAATTTAAGATACGAGACACTTCCATTTGAGTTGGTTTATGACGACCAGTAATAATCGTATCAAACTCGGTAGGAGTAGAACGGCCATCACCTTCGTCTAAAAAGTTATTACCAGACTCAACCAATGTTTCTAATACAGAAGAGCTAATAGGATCATGAGTAGTTCCAATAGCACCGATTTGATTACTATAAGTATTTGTAGAACCATTACATGAATGAGTAGCAAACATTAAGGGGTTACCGTCTGGACCAACAGTAGTTATTGTTTCACCATCAACATTTGTATAACTTGAACTCCACGCATGATATAAGAAAGAAGCTAAATCCAATTCTACACGACGATTTAATCCTTTAGTAATATCGCGAGTCATTTTCATTATTTCTCCATAAGAATCATCATACATTCTCATTTCTTCAGAAACATCAAGCTCTAAAGCAATCCCTAATTTATTTAAGGTTACTCTAAATCCTTGTTTGGTTACTCCCTGTTTAGCATTTCCACCATCAGTAATACGACGAGCCGTTGATACTGTAGAAAATTTGCTATGATCAGTTGTTTTTTTCATTTCACCATGTTCCACGATTGCCAGTTGATCACGGACTGGTTCAAATTCAGGTTTTGTATTTCCCCATTCCATTAAAATGTTTTGAGTTAGGAGAGGAAATGTTGCTAAATTTATCATATTTATTTATTTATTTTATTTAATTAGACAACTAGATAGATAATCCACCAGAGTAAGTCTTGAAAGTAAACACTGCTCTACCAGAGGTAGTACCAGAAACAACACGAACACAGGTAGCTACTTTTTGTGTAACATTAGTAATATCTACATTGTAAGCACTGTTAATTCCATAAGAAACACCTGGCACAGCTGCGCCACCGGTGTAATCCATTTCCACTTCTTCTCCACCATCTAACACTTGTACTGATTTACGAGCACCAGTAGTAGAATAATCAGAATCAGTAGCCGCTACTTCTTCTAAAATAATACCTTTTACATTTATATCCGTACTATCAGAAGGGTTAATAACACCAGACGCATATTCTACTAAAGAATTTTTATCAAAAGCTGTAGTAGCTGTTTTTGCAATCGAGTCAATATGTGGTTTTTTTCCACAACAATCGACTACGCGCACGTTTCGATCTGCCATAAATTTTAAATTAAATTATTTATAAACCTCTTCGGGTTTATGACCACAAGCTTTGGCAAATGCTATTTCTTCTGCTGTAAATATTCTTTTAGAAGCTTGTCCGGTAGAAACTCTGGGGCTAGTCGACATAGAGCGCTGATAATCTAATGTATTTGATTTACCTAATAAAGCATCAGGTTTACCGGTTACATTAACAGCTGCTAATTTTAATAATTGACGATAGTCCTCAATGTTATTTACTGGATGAGTTTCTTTTAAATGTTTTACCTCAGTGAAAAGTTTTGCATAAAGCGGATCAGAACCAAAAGTTTCTGGAAGAAATGGAGTAGCCCAAGGCTGTTCCATTAACCAGTCGCTAGCACCTTTAGTAAAATCATCAATAGGCTGTTCCTGTAGACGTTTAGCAACGATTTCGTTAGCTTTTTTATCTACGATTCTTGCAATACGTTCTTCAAGCTCTGCCTCTGATTCAATGTTTAACTTAGGTTCTTCTTTGTCAATCGCCTCAATATTGGGACGATGTTTTTTAGATTGATCGCGTAAATGAGCAACGGCTCGTTGTTTAGCTTCCCGTTCTTTTCTCGCAAAATCAACCAATTCTTCTTGACTCATTTTTGAAAGATCATCTTCTTGTGATTGACCTTGTCCCTCTTTAACTTCTTCTGTAGATGATGAATCTACAACGCCCTCTTCTAAAGCAACATTTTCCCTTGCTTCTTCGTTAGCGTTTGTGTTTGCAATCTCCATAATATTTTAAATTTAGTGATTCTCTTAATAACTGAGAAGCCTTGCGCGGCCTTCGCAGTCACCTTATTTATTAAAAAACAACCCGATTAAAGGTTGTTATAGATCACTACGAGCCTGGGGACACAAACTCATAGTGGTTTATAACAACCCTTTGTGTCCCCAAACTCTTTATTTTTAATGTACTCCTTATTTTTTATTATACATATACTTAAAATAATAAGCAAGAATTACTTTTTATTTTCTTTTTCTATCTGTTTAAGTTTATCTTTTTCCTCTTGCTTTTCTATTCTTTCAATAGTTTGTTTTAAGCTAATATCTTCAAATTGCCTAACATTATTGATTAGTTTATTATTATCTCCATTTAAAACCTTAGAGCCTTCTCGCATACGATACATTGCTTTTAAGGTTAATAACTCTTTAATAACAATTCTACTCTCGGGACTTATTTTAGAAATCAAGGCGTTCACTTTTTTATTATAACTAGACATAAAATCACTGTCTCCCGTTGTCATGTTAAGCCATAGTCCACGAAATTCATCAGAATATAAAGCAAACATTGCATCTCCAAAAAATCTTAGTCGTAATTTTAATCCAAGTTTTGTCATTGTGGTTGTACGTTACCAATTAAATCATTAAGGCTAGGTTTTTGAGTACCAGCCATTTGTTGAATTAAAGCAGTGTTCTGTGGTTGTTCTTGTAATTCTGCTGATGCCTCAGGCATAACCTCCCCTTGTCCTGGTTCTTGACCCTCAGATGTTACCTGGTTTTGATCTCTTGTTACATCGTCAGGATTATAACCAAATTCTTCTACTGCCATTCTCCAAAGCTCTAAAAAGTCAGGATACTGTTGTAAAGCAGGAGCCGCTCCGGCATTGATAAGTTCAAGTAACATAGCTTTTTTTAAACTTTTAATATCAGGTAGTGATGATCCCGATACAAGTTTAATCTTAGCGTCAATGTCCGCAATATCATCAGGAGTAATATATACAATATCATAATTAGTTTCAATCTTATTTATTTTTTTTCCATTTTTATCTATCGTCTCAACAATTCCTTTTCTTAACTCAGCATCTCTTTCTTTTTTACTTGGTATTTTATCTTTATTATCTACAATTCTAATTATGCGTATTCCTTTTTGTCCGTCTTGTAGTTTAACATCTTCAATATTCATCTCTTTCATTTCAAAAGCTTCTCCTTTTAAATTAGCATTAAAAAAGAATTGAAAGATATTTTTAAGTCTTAGCTCAGAGTGTTTTCTAACAGCAGAGAATTGATAAATCAATTGTGGTCCAAGATTCTGGGTACTTTGTCTAACTGCGTTCATAATAGCTGTTGCTGTCTCACCAGAAATTGATCCGTCCATAGTTTTAGGCGCGGTATCTTCATCAATTTCATCGCCTACTAAACTCATAATAGAAATATCTCCACTCTGTACACTATTTATTTTTAATTCTCTTAAACCATTCTCATCATTAGTTTTAATAATTTCATTGTTACCTACTGAGTCATATTCAATATCACTCTCAAGAGATGAAAGTAATGACAAATGACTAGAACTACGAGAACGACTAATATTAGCATTCATTAGTTCGTTAAAGGTATCTTGAGCATAACAAATCTTCATAGGTAAAGACCTACCAAGAATAAAACCTTTTATCTTTTCAACATATTGTGGAATAAAAGGATATTCTTTGTGATCATAAATCATAGGATTGCCAATTTCCGTCATTAAAACTCCATTGATTAAAATATCGTGAGTATCAGGAACCTTTTTAAATCTATGTAATATCTCAACAAAAGGATCGGTTACTCTATCTTTCCACCTATGATAATAAAATTGTTCACCAGTATTCTCATCAGTAAATTGGCTAACAAAAGGCACATACTTCCAATTACCAAACTTTCCATATACTTGTTCAGCTATACTTCTTAAAAGATATTCTCTATAAATAACATAAGGATAATTTTGAATATCTGTTTCGTATAAAGTAGGAAAGAATAACTGTTCAAAAGGAACTATTTTACTTTTTGGTTGGTCACTAACAACTCGAATACTTGTTTTATATTTTAATTTACCGGTCTTATAATCTTTATCAATAACATTTTTAACTTCTCTTTCTTGATAATCATAATATTCATAAAGAAAACCAGTACCAGTGATAAGCGTTTCTTTCTTCCAATCAAGATAAATTTCATCAGCATTCTCTTTCTCCATGAAATAATCATAAGCATTCAAAGAAATAGTAGCTATTCTTTTATCACTTTTAGTACTATTACGAACTCTAGTTGAAATCTCTGCTCTTGGTCTTTGTGCCGAACTAAAGGCAGATATAATATTTATCTTATTATTAGTCTTTTGAAAGAATACATTAGGACCCTGTTCTTCATATTTATTCGGTGCTTGATTATAGAAATAGCCATAATTCCTCATTCTTGACTCATCCATGTATGTCATAGGAGACATATTATCCAACTCTGGATAGCTTTGTTGTTTTGCCTCGTTTGCTATATCAAAATCATTTAAAATCTCTACTTTATAATCTAAAACTTCCTTGCTTGGATTATATTTACTAATATATTTTTTGTCCATATCATCATAGTTGTCCCCATGATGTTAATTAAAAATCTATCAATTATAATATACCACTATCATAAAGCAATACAATACCTTTGTCTATTTATAATATATATTTAAGTGTCGCTATGTGTAATATTTTACGACACATACTTAATTAAACTCTCTACTTTTACTATTCATAGTATTATTAGAAGCTTTATATAACAACTAAACATTTTATAAGTGGAATACTATCCCTTTAAGATGATCCCTTATCCCTATATTCATTGTATACGAGACTAATGAAATGGGAGAGCAAGAGTAGTTAACTTGTTTTTCTCTCCTTTCGCATTAGTCTCTTATCAATCTTTAGTCTAATCCCTTAGATGTTGCAGATACGTGTTTTTTCCTAGCCGTACCGTGAACCCGCTAGTCGTTTAAATTGTATTGTCAAACAAAAATACACTATAGATCAGACATCTGCTTAAGGCTCTTCACCAAGCCTTGGACATGACGTCCGATATCTGATTTACAGTGTATTCATGATGAAGATTTAAGCAGAGTAATAATATCATACCCATTTATCTTGTCAAGTCTATTGAGATTGTTTGTTTTTATTTCTTAATCCTCTACTTTCAAACACAACCTCATGCCAACAGTTTTGACATATGGCTATTATTAAACACGTCCAAATCCTGTTTTGTGTCGTTGATAGAAAAATACCGGTTTAATAGTTTGTTCTCGTTCTTTTTCTTTAACCTTTTTTGTACTAATAGCAAAATACCTTAAAGCATCTGCCCCATTTGAAGCCCAGTCATGTTTTGGTTCTCTGCTTAATTCTTCAGTTGTAGTATTTATATCATATCGGTAATGTCGTAAAGCATTTAAACCATCAATACATTTCTCTGAATCAAACCAACACAACTCAAATATAGTACGGGTAGCAGCAATTCCATCTTTCTTACTTAGTTTTGGTACAGTTTTAACTTTACGACCTAAATTTTCTAATTGTTCTTTAATGGTCATGCCTGTCTGTTGACTATGATTTTCACCATCGTGTGGTAACCAATCAATCCCATAAATATATTTTTTGTTATTTAACTCTCTAACATAATCAGGTATCTTTGTTAGATTATTCTCATAATAATCTATTATGTGATACTCCATACCAACCTTCTGAACAAACCATATGGCTGTTGTATCTCCCCAACCTAAATCCCAGAATGTATGTACTAAGCTTCTAGGATTATACGGTACTTTAGTTATATGATTGTTTTGTGTTAAATCTCGTAGTTCATTAGCATATACTGCTCCCTCTAAGGCTTGTTTACAATGACCCTCCCAAATATTCAAGTAACCATCGGGATCGCGCAATAAACACGCTTGTCGTTCTTGTTCTAATTCATAAGGAAACTTAGGATTATCCGTGTAATTAAGTTTAACTACCACACTATCTTTAGGTGGATGAACTACAAAGCGCTGATATGTTTCATCTGTTTCTAGTTCAGGGTTAAAGCTTATCCATATTTCTGAGCCTTTAGCACGAATTGTTGGAATTAACACATCCCAACTATGTTTTGAAACTGCTGTACCTTCTTCTACCCAACAATAATTTACTCCTTCAAAACTTTTAATTGAAGAAATATTATGTTTTAAACCATGAAATATAAACTCTGTTCCATTCTTTCCTGTAATAGTAGTTTGCTGTACCTTATAAAATGATTCTAAATTATTTTCTTCAATCAAGACTGATAACATTTTATGTACCGAATCAGTTATAGAATTCTGAAATTCTCTAGCACAAAGTATCTGCAATTTCTTTTGCATTCCTAACACCAGTAAGGCTAAACCAAAGTTCTGTGATTTTCCCCCACCTCTTCCTCCATAAAATATCTTATATCTCTTAGGCTGAAATAAGACTTTAGCCTTTGGTATAAAGTAAATATCACGACTACTCATAATACTTTATCAAGTAATTATTCGTAAAACTTAATATTAACTGATTGAATATCTTTATTGTTTGTTGTTATGTCTTGTCCTTCTCGCATACCATGATTAGCTGATAAATTTAATTTAGCTATTGTAGAATTATAATCTTCAGAAAGGCCACTATTTATTAGCCTTTTCTTCTGTTCTATCTCAATTTTCCTAACGGCGGAAGAAAACTTTTGATGTTCTTTTCTCCATTCTACAAGAGTAACATCTGTAATCCCTATAAATAAAGCAAAATCTTCAAGCATTGGAAGCTTTACTTTTAGTCTCTTTGTTTCAGAATTATATTCATCAATACATGTTTTTAAATATTCATCTATCTTAAAAATCATGTCTTCATCTGTTGTATATTTTGTAGGTCTGCCACAATTACAAAAACCATCATCTTCACCTTTAGCTCCGCCTTTAGGCTTATTACAACGACCACACAATTTGTTTTTTATTTTATCCATAAAAAAATATAGTTTTTTATCTTAAAAATAATCCATTTACTTATACATATACTACCATATTGCTTTTATTTTAACAATTTTCCTTTGATTGATTTGATCTATAATATTATTTCATTGATTTTTTTCCTTTACATTTCCATTTTTTTCTCGAAAGTGCATTCGGGCTATTTCGTTTTCTTGCACTAGGATGCTTTTTAGCTATTCCCGCAGAACGTGCACAATAAGAATCGCCGGCTTTAGTTCCCGGTTTAATTTTATATCCTTTTGCACCATATCGAACAGTATTCTTTCTTCCTGTTTTTGTGTTAGTCACAACCTTTTTAAATTTCTTTTTTGTTCTCATAATTTATTTTTTATTAAGCGTTAAATATAAATTAGCAACGGCTTCTTCTGGTGATTTTCCAAAAACTGTTCTTTCTATACACATATTATTATAAATATCATCAATTATTCCATCAGGAACAATTGCTTGTGCTTGCCATTGTAATTTTTTATCTGTTGGAGGATACCATTGATTCAAAGACTCAAATTCACCACCACACGCTTCAATCAATTCTTTTAGGGTTGGAATAATAATACTATCACCAGTTTCTACATCAACAACACCATCTTTTAAGATGGTGTGTTTATGCCCACATACACATTTAAATTCATCAACAATTTCGGTATTAAACTTAAACCCAGCATCTTTTAATTTTTTACACAATTCGTAACTAAGCATATTTATTTTTTTAATAAATTATCAATAAACTCATATATTGGACATTGTGAATAATTTCCAGATGTATTACAAACAGGACAATTTCTATGCCCAATACCAAGTAACATAATTTTAATAATTTTCCACATATTTATTCAATAAATTTATATAAATAATCTATCACATCTCTGCCTTCTTAAATTTCTGTAAGAAGTTGGTTGTTATTATTGTAATGTTGGCAATATACTACCTTCATTACAATAATAACAACCAACTCTACAACCATCATCCCATTCATCTCCACATATTTCACATATTTCTTCTTCACCAAAAAATGACTTAGCAAATTCTATTGAAAAGAATATGTTTAAATTTAAGCTATCTCTTGTATGATTTAAAATAGGTTCATGTTCATCGGTATCTAAATAATGACCCGCCAATTTCCAACCACGCTCACCAGCCTTCTCAATAATCTTCTTAATCTTTTAATGGTTGTTTCATTTCTTTTTCTTATTCCAATAAGGACTCCCACACTTTGGACACTTCACAGGAACACCCTTTCTCTTTTGATTTTGTGCCCAAAAATGACTACATCGTGTACATGTCCAAGATATTATCCCACACTTTAAACATTTACCATTTATCATGAATGTATTTTTAATAACAACTATTATAGTATATCAGTATAATAGATACTGTCAAATAGAATTTACATGACTTATACACAGATATATATTAAAAAATAGCCCGACAAGATTATCGAGCTAACCAATAACGTAAACTGTTTCACTAATTACAAGTATTCGTCATTCGCAGATCGTGATACTGATAATTATACCGAACGTAATACTGGCAATTATGACTAAACACAACGAACACATTGCTTGTTGCTCGTGTTTTATAGCCAAGTTCTTGCTCAGCATTCAGCCCGTAAGCCTCCAAGTCGGTCATAGAGTCATCAGGCTGAGTGATAACACTAAACTTTCCACCGTTTTGTACAACTCCGGAATAACAAGGATCAACAATCACCTGCTCGTTAATCCCGTCATCATTAAAGTCATACAAAATGATCTCCGGACAATCATTAGCGGCATAGACATTTCCACCCGCTAAAATTATCCAAATAAACATTAACAGTCTGTGCATAACAACCTCACTTCCTCTATTTTTACGTTATTGGTTAAGCTATTATACTTATCATTTTTAATTTATCAACCGTTTATACAATTCTATAGTCGCGCGACAATCGTCTAATGCTCTATGTTTAGGCCTTATAATATCAAAATATTCACAAAGAAAATCAAGAGAATGTTTAGCGGTACTAACATTTTTTTTTGCAATTTCTAATGTATCTACAAGTTCATTGTTCCACAAAATATTATATCTGCGTAAAAACTTAGCATCAAAATTCTTAATATTATGTCCGATACATTTTTCTGTTCCAAGAAATAATCTAATTGTTTCTTCCTGTTCTTCTATCTCCCCCGCTCCCTCCAATATGTCCATAGTAATACCGTTTTTTTCGCTAACCTTAGCTGGTATTTCTATTGGTGAAGTAAAAAGCAACTGCAACGATCCTATCTCTTGCAAATCATCATTAGTTTTTATCGCACCAAATTCCAAAATATAATCGTTATTAAAACTTAATCCTGTGGTTTCTAAATCAAGGAAGATCATTTTTATAATTATTTCTTTTTAGTCTTTTTCTTAGTTCTTGCAAAAGAACGGTTTTTACTTTTAGATACTACCCTTAAATTTTTACGACCATTACCTGCTGATACTCCTTTTTTATGGTCTACATCTTTATTATCTCCTTTGTGTACTAATCCTTTTTTTTTCATAATTTTACGGGCGGCATTACGTTTAGCGCGGTTCTTTTTTTGTTTAGCTGTACCTTGATAACTATCATATTCTTTACGATAATTACGTGTTTTGGTAGTTTTCATAATTTATTTTTTATATCAATCCTTTTTCTTTTCTATAAAATTCTATAGAAACAATCTCATCTCTAAGCTCTTTTCTATCAGTTCTTAATTGTTTTATTTCAGTATTATCACTTATAAATTCATTACTATTACCAGTATACCATTCAAATTTATGTAATTTTGTTTCTAAAATAATACCATACCCTAAATTTAAAATCTTTTGAATATAATCTATTGTTAAAATAAACTCATAATCATCCGGTCTTTTATCTTCTTTTTTTAATTCTTTTTGAAAAAACATAGGTTTTATTTAATATAAATTACGATTACAATCGCGCAATAAACAGTTTATTCTTACTATTTTATGACGATGTTGCTTGATCAGTTTCTTTTTTTGTTCTGCTATTTCAATATGGCACAAACATTTACATTCTTTTTTTATTTTACTTTCCATATATGACTATTATACACTAAAATACTAAAAAGTCTTGACTGTTTTGCAAACCTATTTCATTTTTCATTGAATTTATCATTTAACAAACACCAATAAAATCTAAATTTATTCCGTAGTTTATTTTCACTAATAGGAACTTGTTTATATTTTTCTTGAATATAATTCCACAATAAACCTATCTCGGATATTTTGGCGCCAGCTTCTAAAGCTTCGGCTAATGCCTTGGCAGTTCTTGATTTGAATTTGGGGCTTTCTTTAAATTCTTTTAATATTTGTTTTTCGTGTTTAGTCATATAATTACCAATTAGTTGGCCATTTTTTAGTAGTATAAGAAACTTTTTTATTATTTTGTGTTTCAATAAAATATTTATTGGCCATTTCTTCCTCTCGCTTATTACGTTTATACCATTTTACCATATTATAACTATAAATAACCAATAAAAACACTGATTGTGGCAACAATCCCCACATTTCTTGATAAATAATTATAGCGTTCCACATCATCTCGGATATTAAACCCAATAACCAACCCCACCATTTATACTTTCCAGCATAAAAGAAAGCTAAAATAGTCATTACGGAAGTTGCAATCTCAAAAACCATTTTAAACATAAGATTTTTTAATATTATTATTTAGATAATTTTTAATAATATCAATCGTATCATCGAAATTATAACTAACAAATACACAATTGCCGTATTCTCTTAACATTTTATGCCACTCCAGTTGTTTTGGCGTAGGCTTATTCTTTCCAATTTTAAGCTCTATATAAAGCGCAGAAAATGTTTTATTTGGTGCGGGAATTGCTAAATCCGGTACTCCAGTTGCCATTCCTTCCGCTTTTAAATAATTGGCTAAAGCAAAAGAACGCTTGGCTTGATTGGGAATAGCATAAATTAACTTTAATTGTGGATATTTTCCTTGGTTATATCTACACCAAGTTATTATTTGTACTTGTAAATCGTGTTCTCTCATATTGTAAATATGGATATTAAATATATAATTAAAAAGAAAATACCTATCAATACCATAGAAAATAATGATCTTAACAAAATAGTGTTTTTTTTACTTTCTTTTATTGATAAATATTTACCATCAAAATATGCTTTCATTTCATTATTATCATTTAATGAATAATACCAAACATGAGTATCCCTGCCTTTGCCACTAGTTAATATATCAAACATTTTCTCTCGTTCTTCTTTCCTTACTCGTTCTTCTGCTAGAGAAATTTGTTGAGAGATGAATTGTTTAATTGCACCAAGCTGGGAATAATTTTCATCAAAAGTAAAAGTGTTATTTTGACCACAAATAACGGAATCTTTTATTTCATAAAATGATTTATCAAACTTCTTTTCCCATTCTTCATATTTCGATTTCTCCATCAATTCTCTCTGATCTTGATTCGCTTTTTGTGCTACTTCATGAAGTTTTTGTTGTTTACTCATATCAATACAATTTTTACAATTACATTCTGGGTTATAATGCATTCCTTCTATTACCATAAATTTATTTTTTAACTAATTATTTAATGTAATTGTTCTACTTCGTAAGTTATAGTACAAATAACGATTTTCCAATTAACAAATTTATCAGGTGTATACATTCTACATAGTCTTTTAAAATTGTCTTCGGCAATCCATTTTTCTTCAAAAACCCAAGTATTATTTATTCCAAGTCTATCAAATATCATACGACCATTTTCATCAACCAATACCCATCGTTGACGTTTAATTGTTTTCTTTTGTTTAGTTTTCATTTTCCTTTGGCCAAAGTTGTTTTTCTTCATCTTCTTGTAAATATTCTTCAAATTCTTTTGAGTCTTTATGCATTTTATATTCCTCAAAGGCTTTCCTAGCAACATCAACTGGATTATCTATAGGGCAAATTCTTTCAGATTCTGCTTTCTGTGAAGTTTTTATATCACCACGGCCTTTAAGAGTCGCCTGTTCTTCATGATGTGCCTTTTCTTGCGCCATTGCCTTATCATCAAACCAGTTGTTGGCTTTCTTAATTTAAATTAAACGACGATACATACCAGATATACAAGGCATTTCTTTATATTTCTGGCTATCCCACCTACCGTCTGGAGTAATTGCCTTGTAATATTTCATCATCCACTCAATAACTTTGTAGATATTATCTGTCTTTCTACTCTCCGGGTATTGTGTGAGTAAGTCTGTTAAGATTTCGGATATATCTTTCATAATTTTTCTTTATATTCTTTAAATAAATTTATTATTTCTGATAAAGCTCCGGCATCAGTTTGTTTATTCATATCTTTTTTATATTTTCTAACATAAATCTGATCTTCTTTGGAAATAGCTATAGTCTTAATATAAATACTTTTATTTCTTGCCATATCTTTTTTATATTCTTAGTATGCTTAGCATGCTTAGTATAGCCCCACCCTCTACCAATCTACCAAGCCTAAACTCACAACCCTTGCACATATTCTATTGTATTAAAGAATTGTATAAGAATAATAGAGCTCTAATGCTTTTAAATGATTTGTTTATTGTTTTTAAAGTACAAATAATGTCCAATGGGCGTTGAGATGAGTGTTATCCATGAGAAGAGTCTATTACTTTTACATCCCTCACTCTGGTCGGATTGCCATTTGTAGGTTATTGGGTTATTGATCCCCTACAATGCAGGATGACAAATAAAAATACACTTTAGATGAAAGACCAGCATTGCTGCTGATCAGTCTACTAAAATGTATTTAGAAATAGACTGTTATCTTTCATCTGCATGAATACATGCTTTTAAATTTGTAGATATAGTATAGATTGTCTTTATAAATAAAGCAAGGATAGCTTGTGGATAACTTTATAACGATTGTTATATATTATATTATACCAGTAATGTTAAATGCTTACTTTTTGGCTAACAATAAGGATAATTCTACTTGTTTTCTTGTAAGGCAATTATTCCAAATGGATAGATTTTTAGAATATATTAAACAATCTTAATAAAAGTACAATTGCTACTAAACCTAAAATTGCATAAGCAACAAAACTAAAGGGTTGTGGGATTGGTGCTTTCGACACAATCCAGCATAAAATAGCAAAAATAATTAAACCAACAATGAATTGAACAAGTAGTATTTCCATAAATTTATAGTTAAAAGTTAATAGAATAATATAATATATCACAAAAAATAAATAGATACAATCTTAAACCGCGACAAATTATCGCGATTTTGGAATAACCTTATAATCATAATCAAATCCCTTTTTTAAATGGTAGCAAAAGAATATTTGAAATTTTTTAATCTTGTTTTTAATTGATTTCTTTACTTCTATTTTTCCCCACCTATCAGTAACAGCAGAAATATTTTTAGCCATTGCTTCTGCTCTAGGATAAGAATGAGTAAAATCTTCGTAATAATATCCTGATACGCGATATTTTTTAGGCCATTGATTTTTTGTTCTAATTTGATTTTTCATATTATAAATTACATCTTAAACGGGAGAAAAGTTTTAAGGAGGATATAAAAACATTCTCACCGTTTAAGGTATAATCTAGGGTTAGGCTAGACTTTTACCTTTTTTATTTTTAGCCATTATGTCGTTGGTGGTTTTGTCTCTGGCGTGATTGCTATCAATCAATGACTAGCCGATAACGTGCATAATAGGTTCAAACAAAAAGCCACCGAGGAATACGATCAAGCATTTTTTCGGTGGCTATATTAAGGCCTTAATATAAAACAGCTTGATCTTGTTCCGGAATTAGTATAGCACATTTAAAAACCATTATAGCTGTATAGACAATATGGTTGTGGATAAGTTGTAGATAACCACCCTTGACTATCCGTACCGCTTGGTATACAATGAAAGTAATAAGCATTAACGATCAAGCATTATGACAATTAACACATTGGAAAAATTAGCACTTAATGTGCAAAAAAACTCTCAATTAACCTTTGAGAATTTTGTTAATTATAAAAAAGCTAAATTGTGGAGGATATGCAATCACGAATGGAAAGACGATGAAATGGTAATACCTTATACAGATGAAAGCGTTTGTATTAGTTACTGTAAAAAATGTGGTTTAACTTCAGAAGATAGTATCAATCAAGGTATAATTTCAAACCTATGAAAAATATTCTTTATTATACCTTTGCTTTTCTTTTGTCCATAGTAATATCTTTTGTCGCTTTATATACAAATTTATGAGAATATTAAAAAGCCACAAAGTTGATCCGACAGGTGGACAACTGGAAATAAGAATGTGCGAGCTATTTGATAAGTATTTATTTAAAATATTGTTGGTAAATAAAAAAAATGGTTTTACAATGGAAATGTTAAAGACTCCATGTTATAGCAAAACCATAGAAGAATATAAAAAAATAATTAACTTTATGAAAACTATATGACTTATTCTTTAGAAAATTTAGACGCAAGAATTGATTTGGAAAAAAAAGAAGGCAAACAATTACGCGACATTAACCACAGTTTATTTGCAAGGTTATTCAAGTGTGTATATTGTGGCCAAGATGTCAATTCTGCCAACATTGTCTTTTATCATTATCACGTAGCCGATGTCATGTGTTATGAGTGCCAAAAATCAAATAAAGGATTAAAGAATACACAACCTGATACTTATGCCGAGCGAGATATAGATGAGATAGAATAATCAATATAAATAAAATATATGGAAAATAAAGAAAAAACAATTAAAGAAAAAATTAAACTTGTTAATGAAACTTTAAAAAAAGGTGAGCCGATAAATATTTCTGTTGATAATCATAGTGGCTATTCGGGGTACAAACCTCAATATGTAATAGACGCAATGAATAATGCGTTTGATATTGGTGAATGGGGTTTTGAAATTAAAGCAAGAGCAATTAAAGAATTTGTTACCTTAGATAAAGAAGGAAATAAAAAAAATAATGCTCTTGCTTTATGCACAATTCAAGTTTGGATTAAAGATGTAGAATTTAAGCCTGAAGCAGATGGACAATCACGCGTAACCAGGGGAGATTTTGGCGACGGGATGAAAGGTGCGCAAACAGACGCGATTAAAAAAGCTCTTTCCTATTTTTCGATTGGAAATCGCGCTTATCATGGATTATTAACAATTAAAAATAATATATGACTAACCCACCATTCTCCTGCTGTCAGGCAGAAGTAGAAACAGGTTGTGTTGATGAAAAACAATGTATTTGTTCATCAAATGCTATATGTAACAGGATAAAGTATCATTATGAACACGAGCATTATAATGGATGCCTTCTTTGTCCTTCACTATTTAATGATGGTGGTAAAAGAAGTGATCCTTGTAATTCAAAATGTGTTATTTGTAATAAAGAATATTTAGAAATTGCACAATCTCAAGATAATTTAATTAAAACAGTAAAAACAATAATTATAATATTATTATTTATACTAATAATGGGAATTTTTGTTATTACATAGTTAGGAATAATATCTTTTAAAGTTAGAGACGCAATCTAGTATATGACTATAAAAAATAAAAAACAATTTAATCAATAAATAAAAAAACTATGGAAAAAATTTACGTGGGTAAGGGAGTAAAAAAATCAGAAACTTGGATTAAAGCAACAATCAATCCAGAGAAATTAACTGATTATATTAAGGAATACGAAGGACATAAATTCGTAAAACTTAATATCAATATTCTTAACCAACCAAATAAATATGGTAAAGATGTTGAGATAACTGTTGATACTTGGGAACCAAACCAACAAAAAACAACACAACAACAAATTCCACAAACACAAGCATCACAAGAAAAAGTTATTGATATAGACGAAATACCTTTTAATTAGAACCTGAGTAAGTTATAAAACTGCTTGATAAATTAAAAAAATTAAATAAATATTGTAGAAGAATAATAATTTATATAAATAATAAATATATGATACAAGCATATCGTCACGGTGATCTCTGTCTAGTAAAATTAGATAAATTACCAAAAGAATTAAAAGTAAGTAAGACAAATATTCTTATGCAAAATGGTTCAGGTGGTAATCCACATTCATTTCAAGGTGGATCATTTTATCCGGTTAAAAAAGAAGAATTTGTTATTGGTTATTTGAAAGCAAAAAATACTATTTTATTTCATGTTGAACATGGAGAAGGAAAAAGAGGTTTAAAATCAGCAAAAATTAAAGATGGTATTTATGAAGTTCGTGGGCAGGTTGAGTATACCCATAATGGAATGAAGGAAGTAATTGATTAAATATATATGAATTATTCAAAAAAAACAGCAAAGTTACTTGATAAAATGTGTAAAATATCTGAAAGAGAAAGTTATCAATTACAGAAAAAAAAAGGTGCTGAATTGTTATTAAAAACATTTGATCTTTTTAATCTTCCAAGACCAAAAAAAATAAAATGGTATATTGATTTAGATGAAGAATTTTTGTCCATGGCGTCCATGGCGTCCAGTGCGTCCAGTGCGTACAGGGAGTCCAATGCGTACAGGGCGTACAGGGCGTACAGGGCGTCCAGTGCGTACAGGGCGTCCAATGCGTACAGGGCGTACAGGGCGTCCAGGGCGTCCATGGCGTCCAGTGCGTCCATGGATTATGATTTTAATTGGTTTATTTTTTCTTTTGAATATAAAGAAAATCCAGATGAAAAATATTTACCAAATGAAAATGATGAAAAATATCTTGAATACTGTGATCTACTTTTACAAGCAAAAGAAACAGGAATTGGTTATTGGTGTGAATGGAAAGATATATTGCATTTAGTTCCCATTCCATTATGTTGTTTTGATGAACAAAATCGTTTTCATTCTTTAGATAAATCTGCGATAGAATGGCCAAAAGGTGAAAAAATTTATGAAATTCATGGAGTAATATTTGATAAAAAACTTTGGAAGAAAGTAATTCAAAATAAATTATCAGCACAAGAAGTATTTGCTATTAAGAATACAGAGCAACGTCGCCTTGCTTATGGGTTGATGGATAAAACTAAAATGAAAGAGTTAAAAGATTATCAGGTATTAGATGAACGAAAAAAAGACGAACAAGGAAATATTGATAAAGTAATTAGCTTTACAATAAAAGGATTTGACGAGCCGTTTATTTATTACAATTGTATTTGTCCGTCCACTGGTCGTGAATATTTTATTCAGATAAAAGAAAAAACTTGTGTAAAAGCTAAGGAACAAAGTTTTGGATTAGAAAAAGTTGAATGGGTTATTGAATGGTAATAGACGGAATTCATTATAATCAAAAATATGATTGTGAAAATTATACTATGATAACTAAAGAACAAATAATTAAATAATAAATAAAAAATTATGACAAAAACAATTAAAATAGATGGTATTGATTATGTACCTAAATCTGAAATAAAACCAACGGTAATTAAATGGGATGGAAAAAAATCAATCGCAAATAGAGCGATTGGAAAGAAAGTCATTGTGCGTAGTAGAAATGAAGGAATAAACGCAGGTGAAGTTGTTTTGGCTGATGAAACTGGTATTGAATTAAAAAATTGTAGACGACTTTGGTATCACAAACCATTAGACACTTCTGTTAGTTGGTATGAAGGAGTTGCTATGACAGGAATAAGTAGTGATTCAAAAATATCTGATACTGTTACAACAAAAATAATTATTGAAGATTATTCTGTAATAGAATGTACAGATGAAGCATACCAAACAATATTTAATTTAAAATCAAATGTTCAAAGTTAAAAATACATATAATTTTAATATTTCTTCTATAATCAATAGTGGTTATG